TTCGACGCCCTGCCGGCGCCCCTCCGTACCCTCTACGTCACCTTCTACACCAACGACCCCTACCGGGCGGAGGCGGACAAGCTCCTGGCGTCCGCCAGGAGATTCAACCTTGAATGTCAGGCCTTGCCCGTGGCCGACCGGGGCGGCTGGCAGGCGAACAACCAGTACAAACCCCGATTTCTTCGGGAAGCCCTAGACCGGGCCAAAGGGCGGCCCGTGATGTGGCTCGATGCCGACGCATCTTTCAGGGCCCAACCGTTCCTGATCGACACGTTGGCCGACCAGGGCTACGATGCCGCCGTTCATTATCGGGAAGGGAAGGAGCTCCTGGGATCCGCGATCTGGTTTGCGAATAACGAGAAGTCTAGGGAACTCCTCGACCTCTGGATCAAGGAGAACGAGAGCCATCTTCCTGACCGATTCGACCAGGCGAACCTGGCCGACGCGATCAAGAAATGGGATGGGCGGCTCTACCCTCTCCCGCCGCAGTATTGCCAGATCTACGACATCATGTCCGACGTCCAGGACCCCGTCATCACGCAATATCAGGCCTCCCGGCGGCTCAAGGGCAGTCCGGCGATCCTCTCCCCCGATATCAAGTCCCGGCCGGAACTCGTGAGCGTGATGATGCCCGCATGGAACGCCGCCCCTTATATCGAGGAGGCGATCCGCTCGACCCTCCGGCAGACCTACGACAACCTGGAATTGATCATCGTCGACGATGCCTCAACGGATAGGACGGCGGAGATCGCGGCGAAGATGGCCGAGAGCGATCGCAGGGTCCGACTCATCCGTCACGACCGCAACATGGGCGAGGCCGTGGCCCGGAATACAGCCCTGGCCGAAAGCAAAGGCAAATACATCGCCCGGCTCGATGCCGACGACTGGGACTCCCCCGATCGGATCGACAAGGCGATCCGGCGACTCTGCTCGACTCCCTGGGTCGATTGCGTATCGAGCCGGATGGTGATGGTCAGGGGTGAGCAGCATCATCCCGTCACGGACTGCGACCAGGGGATGATCCCGGAACTCTGGATGGCAGGGAAACGCGGTGGGGATCCCGTCAACGCTTCGATCGTCGCCAAGAAAGAGATCTACGACATGGTCGGTTCTTTCGATCCGGCCTTCCGGGTAGGGACGGATACCGACTGGGACGCGCGGGCGTGCCTGGCCGGGGCGAGGTGGGGATTCGTGGATGAGGTGAACTACTTCTACCGCAAATATAACGGCCAACTGACCTCGGATATCAAGCCCGAGGAGAAGACGCTCATCCTGGGATCGATGGCCCAGAAGTATCGTTCACTCTGGGACGCCGACTACAATCCCCGCCGGCAGATCCAGGTACTCGCGCTCGGGGCTTGTAATCGATCCTGCCCTCATTGTTCCCAAGCCCTCTACCGGGCCGACCATCGGGACAGGATGATGGATCAGGGGGAGATCGATCTCCTCATCGAACGGCTCTGGATCGTGAACGCGAATTACCTCTGGATCGAGTTCAGCGGGGGAGAGCCGACCCTTTGGCCTCTTCTAGGATCGGCCCTCGAGGCCGTGAAACGCGCTGGGAGCGCGAAAAAGACCAGGGTGTTCACCAACGGGTTGGATATCCCTCAAATCAAAGCCCTGCTCGACAGCCGCGCCCTGGACCAGGCCTATTTCGCCAACCCCATCGAAACCGGGTCGTCCCTCGACGGCCTGGAGGGCTTTTATCCGGGCCGGGTCGTCGTCGAGCGGTATCGGCACAAGCCCCTTCCCACGGCGGTGATCCCCGACACCCTCCCGGCTCAATGTAATTGCGATCGTTTGATGTGGGTGGATGGATGGATCTACCAATGCGGCAACGCTTATGAGCTATCCCGCCGATCGACAGGGAAGCCGGACGGGCTCCCCGGGATCCGATGCTCGGCCGACGAGGACTGGGTCGGATACTTTCGCAAGGTCGATCGGTTCAACCAGCCGATCTGCTCCCGATGCCTGGCCAATGGGAGAGTCTGGAGCCAGGTGTCTTATCCCGAATCATAGCTGGAGGAAAAAATGAGCAAGAACTTCAAGGCGATCTTGGTACTGTTCGTTTTGGCGATGGTACTTTTCGTCGCCTGCCCTGCAAAGAAGCTCGAGGCGGGATTCGCCTGGACACCGCTGAATCCTGTCGTCGGACAGCTTGTCAGATTCAACGAAGCGGCCACAGGCAAGCCTGTTATGTGGGCCTGGAAGTTCGGGGACGGAGCTTCTTCCCTGACAAAGAACCCATCCCATGTCTATGTGGTCGCAGGAACCTTCCGTGCCAGTTTAACGGTTTCAGATGATTCGGGAACTCAGAACACCAAAACGAAGGCGATTACAGTGGCCCCTGCTCTCGTCCCTAATTTCACCTACTCACCGTCCTTTGCCGAAGCCCAAGTAGAGATTCAGTTCACGGACACTTCTACTGGAGGGGCGACGTCGTGGACATGGAGTTTTGGGGATGGGGGAGCCTCGGCCATTCAAAACCCAAAGCACACCTACGCTACTAGCGGGACGTTCATCGTTACGCTGACGGCCTCCAACGCCAATGGCCCGAAGGTGATTACAAAGCCGGTCGTGGTTGCGATTGCCCTCACCGTCGACTTCACTTGGTCGCCGCTCCTCCCGGTTTCCGGCCAAGAGGTCCAGTTCACCGACAAGTCCACCGGAGCCGACATCATTTCATGGCTGTGGGAGTTCGGCGATGGAACGACCTCGACTCTACAAAACCCCAAGCACACCTTTACGAACACGACCGGGACGAATAAGGACTTCACCGTGACCCTGACGGTCACGAACAGCCACGGTCTCTCAGCCTCAATGACCGCATCTTCTCGGTTGGCATTCCCGGATTCGGTGTACGCCCCGATGGGGTTCATGCTTCAAGCAACTTCTCCCTGTATCGGGGCAGGAACGCCGATCCCCGGCGTTACGACGGACTTCTTCGGACTGCCCGTCGACCCCGTTCACCCGACCATCGGGGCGGTCGAGTACCACGAAGCGACGCCCGACTACGTCGCCTTGGTTAGGAAGATCCTTGAGGAAAGATACCGTGCAACGCCCGCCGGCAAGGACGAAATCGACGCGCTATTCCTGAAGGTTTATGGCAGGGCGAGATGATAGACGAAGCGAAAGCGAGGGAAAAAGTGGAAACGCTGAACAAGCAGAACCTGCAGAACCTACTCATGGCGATGGCTGTCGAAAAGTCGTTGTTTGATATATTCGGCACCTCCCTCGATTCCGGGTATAGCCCGGAGACGGGGACAATGCTACTTCGGTACAAGGATACTCGCTCGAACGCGCTTAAGAACCTCATCGAATCCGTGAAACTGGCAGTTCATGCCATGCCATCGAACGTTCGTTACTTTGGGGCGAAGGAGACGACCTCGACCTCGGGAGCGCGGATGGAGTTCACAGGCGGCTTCTCGGTGATGGCGATCCAGGATTCAATCTAATTCGAAGGAGGCGACTATGTCACTAGACAACGTAACCGAAAACAAGGTCTTGAAAATGCTGCTCCAGGGAACCGACCCGGCGTTCCGTGCGGGGGCGACGCAGTACCTCGCCCTCGTGTCCGACGTCGGCGGCGGTCCGAACGTGAGCGAGGCGACGCCCATCGCCAACGAACTGACCTACACCGGATACGAGCGAGTGCCGATCACAAAGGCGTCGGCTTGGACGGACAACGGCTCGGAGTTCAAGAACGCCGCGCAGATCCAGTTCGGGGTCAGGTCGGACGCCGGGCCAACGCAGACGGCGACGGCTTTCGTCGTGGTCGATACCCCATCCGGAGCAATCGGCATGGGTATCATCGGAGACCTGTCAGCAGACCTGGACGTCAGCCAGAACATCCAGCCCCAGTTCGGGATCGGAGACTTAACAATCACAGCGGAGTGAGCATGACCGTCTACAATGTCAGGTCGCTGGTGGACGCCGAGAAGAACGGGCAGACGTTTTTCTCTACGTGGCGGAAAGCGCCCACGCAGGCGACGACGGCCGGCAACTGGTTCGACCTGTCCATGTCGCCCGGGAACCCGGTGCCGAATTATTACATCGGCTCGCCGAACATCTTCGTCCCGCTGGCGCAGTCGACGGACTACGGCATCCCTCACAGAAGGAGCGGAGCGTCGGACCAGGAGTACCTGAGGATGCTTGGAGCGCAGGCCGCCCTCGCGACCGCCGTCCCGCTTCCGATGTGGCTCCTCGACTACCTGGGATTCTACCCGTTCATCGACGAGTCGGTGACGGACGAGCAGACGCTTTACACGCCCGTGGCCGTCCCCCGCTTTCCGCTTGGGGCGGGCGTGCAGATGATGGCCGTGGTGGTCGCCGGGCAGACGGGCGGGCTGTCGGTGTTCAAGGTGAAATACACGAACAGCGACGGAGTTGCCGACCGCATCACCCCCGACCACGTGATGACCGTACAGGCCGTCAACGGCACGGTTATCAGCGGCGGCGTGTACGTCAACTCCAGGGCCCCGTTCCTGGCCCTGCAAGAAGGCGACAAGGGCGTCCGGTCGGTCCAGTCAATCACGTTCGTGTCTGGAGACATCGGACTGATCGCCCTGGTCCTGGTCAAGCCCATCGCTCGGCACACTATCCGCGGCGTCGACGCTCCGGTGGAGCGCGACTTTTTCATGGAGATGAGCGATATCCCCGCCATCGCGGATGACGCCTATCTGAACATGATAGTGCTTCCGGTCGGGACGTTGGCGGCCGCGCTGATTTACGGCTACATCAAGACGTGCTGGATTTAGGAGATACGCATGAGCATCAACAGTCAAGACGAACTGATTTCGGCCTTGGGCTTGGGCCAGTCGTGGATCCAGCCCCACAACAAGAACGCCTACCCTGTCGGGGCACAGGCGGCAGGCGTGTGGTATGACCTATCGAGGGGCGCTGGCAACCCTGGCGTGGACGCGCTGATCGGAGCGGGAACGAACCTGACGTTCCAGGCACTTACAGACGTTACGACCATGACCGCTGCGACCGCCGCTCTCGGCGGCTCCATCTCGACGACGACGTTCACCGACACCACGCACGGCACGGGACGGTTCACCATCGGGATGCTCCTGACGGGTGCTGGAGTTGCGGCCGGAACGTACATCACGGCTCTCGGCACGGGCAACGGCCAGAACAACGGCGGCACCTACACGGTGAACATTTCGCAGACCGTGACGGCGCAGACCATCACCGGAACGGCGACGGCGAACTACATCCAGCACGGCGGGAACGTGTCGGCGCTGGTGAAGTACCTGCTGAACGCGAGCGCCTTCAGCGCGGCCGCGACGTCGTGCCCGGCCATCTTCCAGCTGGTCGACCTGCTGGCCTTTTACCCGATATGCCCCGTGACGGTGGTCGGAGCTCAGACCCTTTTGGGGACGCCGACCCTGCCCCGATACGCGGACGGCAAGGGCGTCATGGCTTTCCTCACGGCCATCACCGTCATAGGCGCCGGTACGCCGACGGTCCAGTTGAGCTACACGAACCCAACCCCGACGGCTGGACGTCTGACGCCTCCCGCACCGTCTTTGCCGATTATAAACGCCACGGCCCCGATCGGTCAGATCATGTATTCGGGGACGGGCGTCGGCAAGTACGGCCCGTTCATCCCGTTACAAGCCGGAGACAACGGAATCTTGTCGGTCGAGACCATCAATTTCAGCGCTACGATGACTAGCGGGGCGGTGGCACTCGTGCTGTGCAAGCCCATCGGCCTGCCGTTGCCGCTGACCACGATCGGCGTGCCGGCGGAGCGGGACTATTTCAACCAGCTCCCGTCCTTGCCGATTATCTGCGACGGAGCGTGCCTGTCGTGGCTGATGTATGCGGGCGCGGCGACGCCGGTGAACACGCCCTACAACCCGACAATCCAAACCGTGTGGAAGTGAACGATGGCCCTGCTCGGTAATTACAGCGTTTATCACAAGCTGCCGGAGAAGTTCCTGACGGGGACGACGCTGTATGGTGACCGAGCGAATTTCAATAAGCCCGGCATGATGAGGAGCATGGGGGCGGGGTCTGGAAACGATTGGGACCTAGCCGCCATCCCCCAGGGCTTCGGTGCGGGCGGTGCATGGATGTTGCCCAGGACAAGGGGCGGCCTGACCGCACGGAGAACGGCTCGAATCGTCATCGAGGGCACCGGAACGGTTCGCCAAGGGTCGAGGATTGTCGGTAGTGGGTTTCTGACGATAAGCGGAATCGGAACGGGCGTGCGGGTTATTTGGAGCTACATCGTCGGAACGTCCACGCTGACGATTTCAGCGAGCGGTGTTGGCGGCCGGCTCATCGGAGCTGTGGGAACGGCGACCATCACCATCGAGGGAGCCGGAGCCATCAAGGCCATCATGGGGGCAAGTGGTTCGGCTCTCATAACCATCGCGGCGTCGATGGCGACGGGCGCCGCTGCCGGACACATGGCCGGCGTTTGCCTGCTGACGATCGAAGGGGTCGCTGACCCGGTTGGCATCGGGTGGATGGCGGGGACGACGGCCGAGGCCGGGCTGACCCCCTCGGGAATCGCGGCGGCCGTATGGAACGCGGTCGCCGCTTCGTTCAACCTGTCCGGCTCTATGGGGGCAAAGATGAACGCCGCTGGCGGGTCGAACAGCCCGGAGGACATCGCCGACGCCGTGTGGAATGAGCTCGCGGCCGGCCACGCCATCCCGGATTCGTTCGGTGACATCATGACTTTCATAAAGAATATCGAGGGCGGGCGTTGGAGGATCGTTTCGAATCAGATGGTCTTTTACGCGGAGGACAACCTCACGGAGATAGCCAGGTTTAATCTGTTCGACAACGCCGGAACTCCGGCGATGGAAAATGTTTTCGAGAGGCGACGAGCATGATCGTCACCCGCGGCTTCACGAATCTGATCATCACTCAAGGATATGGGTCCGGCGGCGGCGCGGCTGTTAAGACTTCGGTGCCGTGGGCCGACTGGGCGTCCAATGACCGTTTCTTTGAGATGCTTGGCGAGAAGTGCGTGGCCCTAGGCAATAAATGCCGGGCCATCGGAGAGAAAATACAAGTGCTCGGAGTGAAGTCACACGTCCAGGGTGCTAAGAAAAGTTACCTTGGCGATAAGACTCGGCATCTCGGGCAAAAATGCTCTCAGGCGGCAGGACTGAAAATAGTTCTAGCCGGGAATAAGTGCCTCCGCTTAGGGGAGAAATACAGCCCCTTGGGAGAGAAACCCAGGAGAGGAGACGAATAATGCCTATCGGATGGTTCGATAGTCTAGCGGCGGCGGAATCGTATTTCGCCACGGAACGATTGGAGACGGCGGCCTGGGACGCCTTGTTAGATGGATCAACGTCCGGGACGAAGGATGAAAAGACCGTCGTCCTGAATCAGGCTTACAACCGGCTCTATTATTCCAAGGAGTTCATCCTTCCGACCTATGCCGAAGCCACCGTCGCCGACCTGGTCATTTTGACCAAGGCGCAGGCGGAGATGGCCTATTACCTGGCCCAACACCTCGCCGATGAGGATCGGAGAAAAGGGCTCCAGGCCCAGGGCGTCTCCGCGGCGGGCGTCGTCAAGGAATCCTACAAAGACACCATGCTGAAGGAGACGCCGATCCCGGCGGTCGTCTATGACATCCTCTGTTGCTACCTGAGCGGCATCGAAGTCCCATTCTACGCCGTGAATATCGACCGGGATGAGGACAAGGATGTTCACGAGGATGTCACCGACCTTTGAGGATGAGAATTGATGGATAGAAACAAAGCCGCCAGAGAGATCGCCGCAGCCTATGACGCGGTGTCTTCTCAATTGGAGACGGCGATGAGTCGGCTCTCGCCCGCGAACTTCAATCAGACCGGGGCGATCGAACTCCGCAAGACGACAGGCCGGCTCGTCGGTCGGCTCAATCAGGCGGCGAAGAAATGGACATCCTCCCGGATCCTGGGCGCCTACAAGGACCAGAAGAGCGTCACGATCACCCGGCTCGAGATCATCGGGGCCAGCCGGCGTGCGGCAGTCAAGGAGCGGCTCACCGGGCAGAAGGTCCGGGACCTGGCGCTGGAAGACTTCCTCAAGGCGAACCTGACGATCGAGAAGACGGTTGACCAGTACATCCTGATCATCGGCCGGGCGGCACAGAAGATCCAGGAAAACCCGAAGAAGCTCCAGGCCTTTGTGTGGCCGGCTAAGACCGAGGCGGCGATCGAGGACCTGATCACCGAAGCCCTGGAGTCCGGCCTGAATGAAGGGACGCTCTCCCGGCAGATCGCAGACCTCCTCAGATCGAAGGCGACCGGCGGCAAATACATCGAGATCGGCGACAGGTCCTATTCCCTGGCCGCCTATTCGGAGCTCGTGGCCAGGGCCCGACTTTCCGAGGCGATGAGTCAGGCGACAAAGGACGCCGCCCAGGAATACGACCACGACCTGGTCGAGATCCCCGAGTCGCAGGATCCGTGTGATGAATGTGCGGAGATCCAGGGACAAATTTATTCGATCTCCGGAAATGATCCTGATTACGAGCCGCTAACCGATGAGAATACTCCGCCTCTACATCCGAACTGTATTTTGCCTGGCACGAGATGTGTAGCGCCCGGTGGTATTGTCGCGGGGAGCCGGGCCTGGTATCGGGGGCAGGCCGTTGAACTTGCGTTCTCCGATGGCACAAGGTTGTCCGTCACCGCGAATCATCTTCTCTTGACGCCCCACGGTTTCGCCCCGGCGAATCTTTTGCGCGAGGGTGACGATGTATTTTATTGCCCCGATTTCGAGAGGATAGTTTTTGCTGATCCAAATGAAAACGGGAAGCCAACCCTGATCGAGGAGATAGTCGGTGCGCTTGCGAAAACGGACGGCATGACGACCAGAAGCATGCCAACTTCCCCCGAATATCTCCACGGCGATGGGCGGTTTTTCGATGGCAATATCGACGTTGTAGGGCCCGATGGCCTTCTGGGGGATGCACTTGAGCCTGTAGGATTCAAGGGCCGTGACGGCGATACCCTCGATTCGCGTCGCGTGGCTTTGCTTGATCTCTTTCCCCTTGGCCCTCTTACAGAGATCCTCCGTCGTACGGCGCATGCCGCGGACCGCGTTATGGGCGGCCGCCGCGCGCCGAGCCCGTTCTTTCGGAGTCGCGCGGGAAGCGGCGATTCTTTGGGATTCGCTTCTGCTCCTTTTGGGCAAACCGAGCTTATTGAGCCGCCCGTTGATGACCTGATAAGAGACCCTGAATCTCTTGGCTATTTCGCATTCGAGAAGGCCGGATTGATACAAACGCAAAAGCTCATTGGGCTCGATGTCTTTCTTTATCATGGGTTTGTCTATGATCTCCAATCTCTAACATCATTATATCTTGGCAATGGGATAGTGTCAAGCAATTGCCGTCATTATTTACGGGTCGTTCCTATGGCTGCGGGCGAGAGGAGGAGAGGATGATCAACGTCTACCTGGTCGACCCGATCACCATCGTCCGGCATGGCGGATTCGACAAATACAACGACCCCCTTCCCGCCACTGATCAGGATACGATGGGTTATGTCGAATGGGGGACCCGGCTTGTGCGGAATCTTGAAGGGGAGGAGGAGATGGCGATCGCCAGGATCCTGCTCCCCTACGATCAGACCGTCAATCACGAAGACAAGATCAGGATCGGCGCCGTCGAGTATTCGATCCTCAATATCTCGCCGGCGAAGGACTTTTCCAACGAGGGCATGTGGATAGCGATCAGCTAGGGAATTACGATGGCCGATAAAGCGATGGTGCTCGATTTCGAGGAGTTCGACAAGAAGCTCTGGGAGCTGATGGAGAAGACGACCCCTCAGATCTGCGCCGATGCGATATTCGATGCCGGCTCACAGCTCCTCCAGGACGCCGACGACGAAGCCCCGCAGACCCCCTGGCTTAACGGGGCTTTGCGGAGATCCCGGAAGGTCGAGAAGCCGAAGATCAAGGGGACAGATATTACGGTCGACGCCGGGTATGACATGGAATACGCGGCCTATCAGCACGAGGGCGACTGGCCCGATCGTTCCCATGTCATCAAGAACTGGACAACCGACCGGATCCCCAACCCCGGCAAGAAATTCCTGGAGTCGAAGATGATCAGGCACGCCGGGAAGTACATGAAGACCATAGCCGACTATTTAAAAAAGAAGATCGGAGATTGAAATGCTGAAGGAGATCGGGGAGTTCATCGAGGATCATACGACGCTCGTCGTAGGGACGACCCTTCAGATCGGTCATCGGCTCCAGAGTGGCGGCGCGGGATCCGCCCCGGATGACTGTGTCCTCATCCAGGAGAGCGGGGCGTCCGGAGTGATTTTCGATCTCCCGGACCGGATGGACAAGGCCATCCAGATCCTCTCCAGGGCCAAGGTCTATACCAAGGCGGAAGATCTGGCCCAGGAGGTCTTCGACGCGCTCCACGGGACGGCCGGGTGGACGGCGCCCATTCTCGTCTCGGCAAAGACATATGAGATCCAGGTGATCGAAGCCCTGAACGCTCCTCAGTATATCGGGCAGGATGAGCAAGGAAGGTATGAGTTTTCTTTCACCCTGATCTTCAAGATGAAGGACGCTACGAAATGAAATTTAATTCTAATTCAAACATTGGCCCCGGAGAAAAACCGGGAAGCCAAAGGAGGTTCCTATGTTACCGTTCGGAGATTTAGGCCCCGCAACTGTGATCTGGGACGTCGACGGGACGCCCCTCGATCTCGGCCCGACCCTCGGTGGAGTCGTCTTCACCGATGAGGCGAAGTTCGTCGAGATCAAGGAAGACGGTTACGGCGAGACCGCGGTCGATGGGGTCTTCACGGGCCGCCTTTGCTCGCTCGTCGTCCCGATGACCCGCTCCCAGCTCACCCAGCTCGAGAAGGTCATCCCCTCGGCCACGGTCATCGGCACCGTGATGACCGTCAAGGCCTCAGTCGGGACGCAGATGGCGGCCAGCGCCAAGAAGGTCACGGTCAAGCGGCTCATCGACAACGTCGCCTCGGTGGACCCCGATGAGTGGCTGACCCTCTTCAAGGCCTATCCCTTCGCCAAGTCCGACTGGAAGTTCGACAATACCAATCAGCGGATCTGCGAAGTGACCTTCCTGGTCTTCCCGATGACGACCTCCGGTCTCGTCGGCACGATGTGGGCCGTCGGCGAATAAGGGAGTCGAGAGCGCGCTATGTTGAAATCATTCATCTCGATCTATGAACCCGTCACGATTGAGCTCGATGGGGTGAAGTACCCCATCAAGAAACTCAACCGGGCGCGGTTCCGCGAATTCATCGAACTCCAAAAACAGGCCGACGCCGCCCCTCCAGAGGAACGAGTCGATTACGGCTATCGGCAGATCGCCGTCTTCGTCAACGCGCCCGGGGAGATCACCGACGACCTCGATTTCAAGCAGGTCTTGAAATTGACCGCCTGGCTGATCGGCTACATTTCCAGTTCGGGCGAGAAGGAAGAGGATCCCGAAAAAAACGGGCCGAGGCCTGGGGACGAAACTCCGCCCGCATAGCCAGGGCGTTCCCAGGTCTTTTCTCGATCTCCGACCTCTGGGAGATGGATGTCAGGGACTTTGAATTCTGGCTCGGGGAGGCCGACAGGGATGAGATCTCAAGGAGGATCGCGATGATGTGCTCGACACGGTTCGCGATGTGGGCCGACGCGAAGCAATTCCAGAGGTCTATCTCCGACCTCCAGAGGCGGGTCTCCGTCTTTGACGGGGTCTATAAACAGCAGGTCGAGGAAAACTGGTCGGGTCTGAAATCCATGAGAAGGGGATAGCAAATGGCCTTCGATGTCGGATCCATCGTCGCTCACCTGAACCTTGATCAAAAGGGGTGGAAACAGGCGATCAAGGACATCAAGAAGGACCAGAAAGACCTCGGTGGGTTCGTCCTCAACAACGAGCAGAATTTCAAGAAATTCGGCATGGCGATGACCGTCGCCGGGACCGCTGTCGTCGCCTCCTTCGGGGCTATGATATTGAAGGCGGCCAAGTTCGGCGATGAGATGGACGACCTCAGCCAGAAAACCGGGATCGGAGTCTCGACCCTTTCCTCCTTCAAGCTCGCCGCCGACAAGTCCGACCTCTCGATGGACCGCTTCGCGATCGGGATGAAGGGGCTCGCCCAGTCGATGGTCGAGGCGAAAGACAAGGGATCCGCCGCCGGGAAGATCTTCGACTCCCTCAAGGTCAAGACCGCTAACGCCGACGGATCCATGAGGTCGATGGACGCGGTCCTCCTCGACGTCGCCGGGGCCTTTGCCGCGATGCCGAATGGAGCGGAGAAGGCGACGATCGCCGTCAATCTATTCGGGCGGTCCGGCCTGGACATGATCCACTTCCTCAACATGGGGAAGGACGGGCTCCAGGCGAATATCGACAAGACCAAGGAATACGGACTGGTCATCGGCAACGAGACCGCCGCCGCCGGGGACAAATTCAAGGAGTCCCTGGACGAGCTGAAGGGGGCCCTGACCGGGGTCGCCCTGACGATCGGGAATCAACTCCTCCCGGTGGCTCAATCGATGGTTGAGGCGGTGACGAAGGTCATCGCTAAGGGCCGGGAATGGATCGTGCTCAATCCGACAATCTCGACCTCTCTTTCCACTATCGCCGTGGCTGGCGGGGCTTTGCTGATCCCCCTCGGGGCGTTGGTTATGGTGCTCCCGAATCTGGTCAAGGGATTCACGATGCTCAAATCAGTCGGGGCCGTGACCGCGATTCTTGCGGCGGCACCGCCGGTCATCGTCGCCATCGGAACGGCGCTGGCATCTTTGAACCTTGGCCGCTATATCGGCGAAGCGACGGGCCTGGACGAAACCTACAAGATACTTTTCGATAGGGCGTTTCGGTTTCTCGGCATTATCAAAGAGGTCAACATCGAGCTTGGCGACAAGCACACGGCCGCCTACAATATTCAACTCGAGGCTATCGGCGTGGCCTCGGGAATTGCCGGACGCGGGGTCAAGGACTTTCGCGAAGCTATGCGGATCCTCCGGGAAGAATTTGCCCGGGCGGGAACGGTCGGCAATGCGACCCTTGACGACTGGCTCCGGCGACTCCCTCCGCTGAAAACGGGGGCCCTCGACGTCGCCGGGGCTCTGGCAAAAATATTCTCGACCTACAATCTCAAATCCAGGACTGCCCTGACGGAAGAGTTGACGAACGCGGAGGCGGCGCTAGCGACCCTTAAGAAATCGACCGAAGCCACGCCGGGAGCCATCGAAACGCTCAACGAAATGATCCGATCATTAAAAAAAGAGCTCTACGGCACGACGAATTTTATTGAAGCGGTCGGACAAAAATTAGAAGGCCTTAAAACCAAGCTGACAGAAGTCACGGACGCTTTCCAGGATAACGTC